AACGTTATCTTTCATTAGAGTCCTAATTGTTTTAGTTGTTCTATTGTAGTAGGGGCAGAGGTATGTAAAATTCCTATACCTCCAGCGGCATTCCATCTATCAATAGTATCTGCTCTATCATCTATAAGTATTCTATTTTTACCTGAAAAATCGGATTTAAATTTAGCAGGTCTAAAATAAATATTTTTCATTCCACTTAAACGTTGAACCCAATCACGTTTTCCTTCTCTAGATTCTGGGTTGTATGTAGGGGCTGTTAAAATATAAGGTTTATATGGGGAAATATAGTCCCATAGTTCTTTTCCTCCAGGTTGCCAATCTAAATTAGCCCAATACTCATATTCAGATATTCCTTTTTCTTCTAGACTGGTATTAAATAGGTTCCAAAATTCATCTCTACCTTGTGAATCAGCATGATGAGTAGCAACACCTGTTAAATCTTTATAACCTTTGTCAAAGTCAACTAATACACCATCCATATCACAAAAAATAATATATTTTGGTTTTATAGCTTCATATAAATCTAGTAAATTTGGCATTATTTTATATTATATAGTTTTTCTAGAACAGTACGTTCAATTAATTTTTTTGAAGATTTCCATCTTTCTATTTTACTTTTAGAATTTAAATCTCCATTTTGGCAGTAATTAAGTGCTTGTTCATATGATTCATTCAAAGTTTCCATTCGTTTCTGAATCATTGGTTTAGATGATTCTTTAATAGAACGCAAAATAATAGAATATTCATCTGAGTTGTCTATTTTATATTGGTTATTAAGAATGGTTTCTAATTTAGTTATATAATTTTTATATAAATTAGTTTTAACATCTGTATTTCCTGAAATATGGAGAGAAGTTGGGTGTTTTTCTTGGAGGAAATCTTTTAAAATTTTAAGGGAAGTTGCAGTTACTTGTTTCCAAGCTTCAGGAGATGTATTTTGATTATTTGAAGTAAACATCCAAAATAATGACCATACATCTCTTTCAGGAATTTCTTTTTTGAAATAATATTTAGCCTCTATATCGTTTCCATTTCCAACTTTATATTCAGTTGGAGAAATTTTTTCTATATTAGGTAAATCCTTTTCAAATAATTCTTTTAAAGCATATTCTTTATATTCTTGAGTATAAAGTTGTTCTTTTGACATGATTTCATTTTCGAATAATGGTAAATTTAATGCCTTTAATCTACTTCTCCACAGATCTAGTATTTTTTCTTTTTCATCAGATGTAATTTCTTGAGAATCTAAATAAGTATCTATAACATCTTTAAATGATCTTTTTTCTTTTTTAGCACGTAGATACATTCCTTGTAAATTAGCATCAATTTCTTTTTCTAATTTAAAATATTGAGCTTGAGGTAAAAGTTTTGCTTTTATTAATTGGCGAATAAAAATATCATCTTCCATACGTTTCCCAGGAAGAGAAACTTCTCCTTCTCCATGAGTTAAATGTTCAATTTCATGACGAATTATATCTTTTAAATTAAATGAAATTTCTTCCCAAAATTCGGGTAATTTTTCAGGATCAATTTCAAATCTTACTTCAATATAATCAGTCTCATCATCTACTCCTCCATCCACTCTAAGTTCTCCTATATTTGGAATAAATGAAATATTAGCATCCACGTCTATTTTTTTTCCTTCAAACATAAATGATGTATCTACTCTAGATACTTCTTTACCAAATTCAAAATCTTTTTTCCATTGTTTAAAAATAGCTGAGGATATTTGATTTGTAATTTTATCGTAACGACCTTCTTTTAAAATACCTTCGGTAATAGTATCTGTCCAATTTCTAAACATCATATTACCTTTTTCATATGCCTCTCTTTCAATTTCAGGTAAATCACCTTCCTCGTTTGTATTTTGAGTTGTAATATTACCTAATTTACCATTACAATTTTGTTCGTGATGAATCATTTCATGTGCAAATGAACGCATTACATCTTTTGGATGACGATCCATTGTGTAAAGCACAATTGATTTTTCATTTGGATTGTAATATGCTGTTTTACCAAAGAAATCTCTAGCATTTTCAACATCATCATCTATAAATTTTACTTTAGGTAAAGGACGAATATTCATCCCCTTACTTAACATATGTTGTATTAAAGATGATAACATTGTAGGATAACTGAATTTGCTAGGTTCAGCATACATTACTTCATCAATTGGTGTTTTAGTTAAAATAGACCAAATTTTGTCTCTATCTTCATCTGAAAGTTCTGTTGGGAGATATTTTTGGAAGGTTTCAAATTCACCATTTAATATGGCTAATCTAGCGTTTGTGCCACTTATACGATCTCCTTCTCCTTCGCTTTTAATTACAATAGGTTTAAAATTATCGTATTTTCCTTTTAAATTATCAAAACGTTTTAAATCACCCATATCTTCCTCTCCTCTAATTCCTACTACAGGAAAATAAGTGATTTGTGGATTATTTTTAATTAATGAATTAATATCTGAAATTGGTGATGGGTTAAGTGAAATTTGGATTTCAACATTAGATGGTAAATATTTTTTGTAAATATCCCATATTTGTTTACTTTCTTCTTTAGTTATACCATCTCTATCTTTATGGCCTATTAAAACAATTACTTTATCTAAATTAGAATTATTTGCTACTTCATCAACCAAATAAAAATGACCTAATGTAGGTGGTTTAAATCCACCAGGAATAAGAGCAACATTTTTTTCTTCTTGCTCTAAAAGAGGTTGTATAAGTGATTTAACTAACGAATTCATTTACTTTATTTTTTGCTACATCTAACGTGTCAAATTCACGTTCTATATTTAAAAGTATTTTTATTTCTTGATTTGTTTTTTCCTTTTCTGCTTTAGCATTTGCCATTTCTTCAGGAGATTTTTCTTTTCCTTTAGGTTGAGGGAATTGATTAATTATCGATTGAACATCAAATGTAGGATCAGCATTTTCCGGGTCGTTATTTATTACAATAATATTATTTCCAAATGATTGTCTATACAAATCAATATTTTTTACTACACCTTCCCAGCTTTTTAATACTGCACTTGTGGGTAAACTTCTACCACGTTCAGCATTACGTTTTAAAGACGTCATAGGTGATACATAAAGTAATATCATAAATGTATCATACCCCATTGCCTCTAAATCTTCTTTCTTTTTAAGTAATGGCCTTGAAGCAGCACCTGTACCATCAATTATGATATTTTCTAGATTGGATAGTGCTTGGGTTTCTTTTTCTCTAGTTACTACTCTAGCTTTACCCATTAATTTAGCTGCAGTGGAAAGTTCTTCAGGTGACATTGAAGAGAAATCTTCTTTACCTAATTCGGTTTTTAATAACTCTTCGTAAACATTATCTACGTTTATTACTTTAAAGCCTTGAAGACCTAATTGATTAAGTATAGTTGTTTTACCAGATCCAGCAGGTCCAGCCATAAAAATGACTTTAGGTTGTCCTTGAACCTCCTTAAGTAATTGAACTAGACTTATCATACTTATACATATTACTGCTCTCGTTTAGCTACTGTTTTAAATTCGGTAAATGTTGGAGAGTGGGTTGGGTTTTCTAAATCAAATAAACGTTTTACTGTTTTGAATATGTCAATATTTTCCTCAAATGAACGAGTAGATTCAACTACTTCCCACCCTTTACCTTGCATTTTACCAGCAGCTGCTTTACGTTTAGATGATTTTAACCATAATATACCATAATGGTCTATTTTTCTTCCAAAACATTCTTCATAACATTGGCCATAAACAGCTGTTTGTAATTCATAAGTTGTTTGAAGATGATTAGATGTTTTTAAATCTAATAACCATAGTTTACCATTAATTTCTACAATTAAATCACATGTACCTGCTACTTTTAATTTATCTGAAAATAAATGGACTTCTGTTTCAATTAGTGTAGGTTTAATAGTTTCCCAAAATTCAACAAAACGTAAAAACATTTGCCATACATCTGGGTTATGTTTGGGGCGACCTTTATCATCTAGAAATCTTAATTCTTCTCCATTCAGATAAGCTTCACATAATTCATGGACTTGGGTACCTTCTTCAGCTGCTTTTTTAACAATGTAGTCTGAGGCAAATCCAACTTGTTTAAGCCAATTTTCAAAATGTTTACCTTTTGGATAATATCCTAAAACATATGTTACAGATGGATAATATTTTCCATTTCGTCTATAATACCGGGAATCAGGTAATGTTATTTGTTGTGCATCATCTGAAATTTCTAAAATTCGATCATAGGATTTTTTAAGGTTCCTTTTTTTCATATAGTTAAAAGTTTTTTCTCCATCAATTTATATTGAGTTAAGGGAGAAACTGTTTGTACTAGTTTAGTAAAGTTTTCAAAACCCATTTCACTTGGATCTTTTCCTTGCATTTCTACAAGATAAACTTCCTTTCCAATGTCTAAAAGCTGTTCACAAAAGCCAAGGGCCTGTTTCAAAGCATCTGTATCTAGAGCAATGTATATTTTTTGTACCTTAGAGGTAACTATTTTTTTCATTAAATTAGATTGAATATTTTTACCAAATAATGGAATAGCATTTCTTTTTATTGCCATAGCATCAAATGGTCCTTCACATAATATAATTGGTAAATCCCAATTAATAAACAATTCAAACGGTATTATATCGCGAGACGTTTCCGGGTTGCGGTATTTGGTGAAAGGATCTTTCTCGAATGATCTAGCGGTGAAATAATTTAATTTACCGTTATTATCATATGAGGGGATAACAATCATATTATTATATGGACCTGAATTGCAGTATCCAATATTGTATTTTAAAATATCTTGTTTGGTAATGTTTCTTTTTTTAAGATAGGCTAAAGCATGTCTTGCTATAAGATCTTTATTGTTTATAAATGTTTTAAATTCTTTTGGAAGTTCTAAAGAGGCATGAACTATTTCTATATCTTCATTAGATACATTTTTTACTAATTTTCCAAGTTCTTGAAAATATGTAGCATCAACTTGGACTTGTTTAAATAAACTTCTAACAGTTTTACCCCTTTTACCACATACCCAACATTGCCAAGGATTATTTCCTTCTTTATTTTCAGTAAAATTAATTTCTAATTTTGGTTTATGGTGATGGCAAAACGGACATATATATGCTTGATTTCCTCTAGCGGTACGTTTTCCTGCTCCTAAAACAGAATTTACCAAATTTACTAGTAATTCATTTACCATAGACATAAGATACAATCTTATCTTTAAATAACAAAGTCTTTTGAAAAAAACTTACCTAAAATATTAGTATTAAGCCATTCATTTGATTCTAAAACACCTAATTGGAATTGGTATTTACATTCAAAATAGGTAAGTAACTTTTTATTGTTTACAAAATGAAGTATTTTACGTGTAAATTCATCTTGTTTTTTTTCTTTTATTTTTTGTTTAATAAATTCTTCTGAACCATAATATGTTTTCCAATCAGATTCTTTTTGAATGGTTTGGGTAGTTGATTTACGTCCTCTACCAGTTTGTTCAGCTAATTCTTTTTTGGTGAGTTTTTTCTTTACATTGTGGTATAAAGATTTTTTACCTAAATAGGATTTACCTGAAGGTTCATGGGTTGTAACATAAATAAAACCGTAGGTGTCTTGAGGAAAATCCTCGATGGACTTTATCCATTTGTCATTGTATAACCACATTTAGAAAACTATTAATTTAAATATTTTATAAGTTCGAATTATATTGTATATATTTTAAATGTCCGGCCCAATTTATAGTAGTTGCTGCTTGACCTGTAATTTGTAATATAATATTAGTTCCTGAGGTGACTAGAGTAAATGTAGGAGTTCCTGAAAAATCTTCTATGATATTTACTATTGGGGATCCTGCTGAGGTTAGAGTTCCTGCTATGTTTTGAAATACTCCTATTACTTCTCCTCCTATTTTTCCATTACTATCCCCATAACCAACAACATATGCATGTACGGTATATGCTATTCCATCGGAAGTTGGAAGAGTTAATAATGATATTGGGGAGGAATTAGTTGATGCTGTAGTAGCATTTAATATATTAAATAAAGTTCCATTATTTCCATCTCCTATACCAATAATTCCTGTGGATGAAATATTCATTCTTTGGGAATTATTAGTTTCAAAAATTATAGGTTGAGAATCATTTGTACCTAAACGAGCAGTAGTTCCAAAACTATTTCCATTTTGGACAAATGTGTTTGGTACATGTGATGCTGTTACAGCATATGAGGAACTAATAGCTGTGGAAGATGTTATAGCATATGAAGAACTTAAGGCATATGAAGAACTTAAGGCATATGATGCTGTTATAGCATATGAAGCTGTTAAAGGATTTACTAAACCAGACTGACCATTAATTGAACCGGTCATATTAAAAGATCCAGAAAGAGAAATATCATATGCATCTACTCCTGTAAAAGCATCTATCGATTGAGTAACATGATAAGCCTCAACTGTATTTCCTGTTTCAATTCCTATTTGGGTTAATATTTTTGCCATATTTTATAAATATTATAAATCTAAATTAACTAATATTGTTGTATCAGTAACTGATGAAAGTGGTAAAGGTTGTGCTAATTTAGCTACAGCTATAAGTTCATAACTATTATTATATAAACCTATTGTTGTAACATATGGATCAAAATAAGAACCAGTAGCATAATCATAAATTATTCCACTATTTAAACTTCCAGAAACTAATGTTGGATTTTGTGAAAAATTAAATTCGTTTTGCCTAATAGTACATTTATACTGAGATTCATATATTGTAACTGTACTTTGAAATGAGCAAGTTAGATAAGGGGTAGTGATAAAATTATTTATGAATAATTCATCTCCAACACCGTATGATCCTGTTCCATAAATTATATATCCATAACCCTCTTGCCCAGGAATACCATCACTTGTTAATATAATTAAACCATGTTCATATATTACATCCCCTACTTTTAAGTTATTATATAATACATTTCCTAAACCATCGTCTTGTAATGTTACACTTCCTGAAGTTAAGGTTATAGAAGTAGGTTTTAAATATTCTCCAAATAAATTTGAAGGAATAGATATTATTCCTATTATATCTCCTGATCCTGTGGGAATATATCTATAAGTTGGTAAAGTAGTTGAAAGATAATTATAATAATTTGGAGTATATGCAGGTCCTGTGATAGTACCATCTATATTAAAAGAAGCAGTACCTACAAAAGATCCTGAGGGATTGGTTAGATAATTTGAGTAATATAATTCTTTAATTGAATTATAAATTAAAACTTTATCTTGGGTATAAATTTGTCCTGTTGGGTTTGAACCAGATATCCAAAATGGTGAAATTGTATTTTGTCCAATATATCTATCAATACCAGAATTTGAAGCAGTTAATTCAGAAGCCCCTTGAAAAGTAAATGATTTATTTACCTTAAAAGGTGAGACGATAACGTCAGAAGTTATGAATGGTTTGAAGATGCTCATTCATTCTTAAAAATCAAGTTTTACTCTAATTAGAGCTTCTTTTGTAAAATCTTTTAATAATGGTCTTGACATTTTAGCAACTGCTAAAAGTTCATTTGAATCATTGTACATTCCCACAGTTGTAACATAAACTTGAGGAGCATTTATGAAATTGTCATAAATTACCTCACCTGTAGAACCTGAAATAAATGAGGGATTTTCTGAGTAATTAAACTCACTATTTCTTGCTCTTACAAATATATAATCAGATGTAATTGTTTCTTCTGAATTTAATATAAATGAAGCTCCTAAATTAATAGCATTATATAATGTTTGATTATTTAAACCATCTGAATTATTAGAGCGACTAGGTGCAACCTCAATAGATTGGGAAATTGCATATGGATTTAAAATAATTGTTCCTAAATCAGGGAATACTAATCCATATGATCCAGATCCAGCTACATATCCACTATTTGCAAGTGAACCTGCTGTTCCGTTCGATCCTGAAATTAATTGGTAAACACGAGATGAACCTATAAATGTATTTACTGGGTTGTCTTGTGAATCGTCTGTTAGTGTAATTGAACCACCTGAACCTGAAAGGGTTAAATTTAAAGATCCTGGGAAGAGTGATTGTTTATATCTTGCTCTTTCAATGGATAATACCCAAAAATATGATCCAGTTATAACATTATTTCCTTTTCCAAAAACAAAACTAGAATTTTCATCTTCTAAAATCATTGAACGATATTGACCATACATTGTTTTAGAATAAGAATTTCCAGGAACTATATTATTATATAATTCACTACCACTTCCTTCAGAATCACAATATACTATATCAAATTGAATATTTTGTAATGAAGATGAATCATATACACTTATATAATAATCTCCTGCTGAACTTGCAACTTGAACAGATGAAGTAAAAAAGGAAGTTAAAGTAGGGTTTCCAGTTGACCATAAAGTAGAAGTAATTGAATCACTACTTACTACAAAATCTTCAGGATCAAATCTTTTAAATGACATTATGTATTATTTTTTATTATATTACTCTATCTATTGTAACAGGAATGGTTAATCTAGCTCCACTATCTAAACCTACAAATGTAATGGTTGTAGTAAGTGAAGTATTAGTACCAAACAATGTATTTACAGTTGTTGCTCTTAAATTAAATTGAGAACCTATTACTGTTGTAGAAACATTAGTTCCTAACGTAGTAGTTGCATTAGCTGTTGTAGCTGCTGTTGTATTAATTCCAATCCCATTAAATGTTGACATTAAACGAATATCAGCAATTGTAGCTGAATATCCACTAGTTTCAATGGTTTGAGCATTACCTAGATAATTTAATGTTTGAGGTGTAATTGATAAAGAGGCTCCTTGTTTTAATGTTATTGCAGAATATCCTAAATCAAGTACAGGTAATTTAGCTGTTCCACGAGGTAAAGTAGCTAATTTATATTTCATGATTTGAGTTTCTGTGGGAAATGCCTCTAATAATGGCATATTTTGAATAGCTTCACCATAAAATGCAGAACCAGAAGGATGATTTGGGTTGTATAAAGTATAATCTATTTCATCATCTGCTAAAGCAAATTGTGTAATTCTAAAAGAACCATCATTTCTAGCTAAAAGTTCTCTTCCTTTTGTTGTTAATATAGCGTCAACTGTGACAACTTGATTATTTAAATATCCCATTGTTTTTTATTATATACATGTATTATACTAATAAATATCACTAAAGCAAACCTTTTTCGGTAAGATTGGTAATAAATGAATCAGCATTTTTATTCATTGATGGAGTTACATATTCAGGAGTTATAATATATGGTCCTTGTGAATTAGTTGGTTTAAATCCTTCAAACATTACTTGTGAAGCATCATCAACATATCTTCTAATTAAAAAATGATCATAGTCAATAATTGACCCAGTATATGTTGGACTAACTGATCCTGATTTAGCTGGAAGAGGTTTATCTAGTTCAATTGCTAATATGTAATCAGATCCACTATTTATTCTATTAGCTTTTGCAATTGTAAATACTCTATCTTCTCTTCCTTCAAATCTAAATTCATCTCCATATTTCAATGACCAAGGTAATGATATAGGATTAAATCCTGAATTTGGAATATTTTCTTGGAAGGTATTAGGGTTTTCATAGAAATTTACTAGAGCAGAAGCAGTAGTATATAATATGTAGGGACTAGAAAATCCAAAAGATTGAATAGTTGTAGTCATATCTCCAGATGATGATATCCATAAATTAGATGTATTGATGGTTGCATTAGATAATGGAGATTGATTAAATGTAAGGGTTGAAGTAGATTCAATATATACTGTAGTACCTCCTTGAGTAGCTGGAGTTACATATGTTTCTATAGCTATTTCATCATTTTCTTGAAGTTGATCAAAAGGAATAAAGGCTGAAACTGTAGTTAAAGAATAGTCTGAGTCTATTCCAATAGTTGAACCTATTTGGATTTGGGTTTTATTTCCTCCTCTCCATCTAACTATTCTGGCTTGATATGAAGCATTTTCATATGGATTTATATACCCATCAGTATTTGAAGCTTCTAATTTAACACTAATATTAAGGGATATACCATCATTAATAATACCTGGGTTTATTTTGTATCGGGCTGTATTTGCTGCTACTGTTACTAAAGTAGCATCGGCTCCTAAAGAAGATGTCTGATTAAATTTAACTTCTTGCCAAGTACTAGGAGTTATTAAATTAATTGTATATGATGATGGATATAATCTGGCTTGATAATCCCCTATTATGTTACCTGGGTTATAGTTATCTGTTAGAGTAATACTATTTTCCCAATATGGTGGATTACTGCCTGATTGGTTATACAGTATGGGTTCAAGACGGGATCCTCCTCTAATTATAGTTCTATATTCTGTTGCTTCCCCTCCTCCAGGTATAGCAGAACTTATTTTAAATCTTTCTCCTGATTGGAAGGTACCTTGAACATTTTGGAGTGAATGTTCAGATGTATTTGGAATATCAATTGTTCCATCTTCTTTAATTAAATATTTAATTTGGAAAGTAGAAGTATTCATTCTTTCAGGAGCCCAACTTCCACCCATTTCTCCATAAGCTACAGCTATTTTTAAATTTTCTATTGTTGGAAGTTTACCATATGTTCCAATATCACCTTTAGTCCATTTATTTAATTTTTGAGAAGTTGATTTTGAACCTTCATATCTAGGTATAGTTACACGTTTTGAAGTATAATTTGAATCTTGAACTTTTGCTCTAGTTGCACTTCCACTTATAATATAACCAAAATTAACTGGTTCTGTTAATCCTGCTGAATAATCAACGTCCATATAATATGAATTATCTCTTAACTCAAAAGAATTATTTAATAATGCATTTTCATCACTGTTATAAAAATTTGGAGTGGTAATATATGGTTCTAAAATTGTAGGTTCACAACTTGAGGCACTTACTGCTCTACTTTGAGTAATTAATAAACTACCATTATCAAATTGAGGGTTACCTGTGCCTTTAACAGCACTTAAATATATTTGATCTCCTTGTAACCCATAATAAGATGATGAAATTGAATATGATGATCCTGCAGAAATATTAACTGATTTGAGTGAGGTAATGATTCCTTGTCTAAGTAAATCAATTCTAAATCGGCCGGTTCCAGTACCACTAATACTTACAGATCCTGTTAAAGAAATTTGAGTATTTGGAGTGTTATTTAGAGTATGTATCCCTGTAGTAGAATTAAAATAGCCTAATAAATTTCCAGATGTACTACCATATAATGTAAATGGGGTAGCTATGGTTGTTGAAGAAGGAATAAATGAAGCAGCACTTGAGGCAGAAACTGTATAATCAAGTACTTGATTTGGTAATTGGGATGGAACATACTGTTTAGTTGGATTTATTTCATATAAATAATAATTTGGTTTTTCATTTAAAACAGTTAAATTATATAAATTATATGAATTAGATAATGGGTTATATATTAAAACTTTATCTATATTCCCTAATACAGTTGTATTATTAATACTATTACAATCATTTTTTGCAATTTTTAAATATTTAGTCCTCCAATTTCCTGTCCAAATAGTAGTAGGATTTCCAAATATTAAAATTTGCCCAAATATCATTTCATTGTAAAATAATATTTCTCCATCTTGTGGAGAAGTGATATTGTTTAAAAAATTATTTTTAAATATTGTATCTTCAATTGAAGCCGAAGCATATACTGCATTGCTTGAAGTACCGTAATAATGGACTTGTTTATAATCAAATGATTGAATATCCACTGGGTAAGCTTCATTTAATATTCCGTTTGATACTATTATATTAGATCCACTAAATTCACCGTTGTAAAACTCATCTTGACTATTATGTAATACAAGTACTGAACCTGAAGGGGTAGTGGTGTTTTCATACCAGCTTTGAGATATATTTAAAATAGAGTTAAATGGATCAAATACACCACCTGTTTGGCCTTCAAAATGTTCTACAGTTCCAGGCTCATAATCATTCCAAGTTGGTTTTAAAGTACCAGAAATATCTAAATCTTCCCATCCTAATTGGGGTTGAGGATATTTATTTCTTTCAAGTAAATGTTGTTTAATTACGATTCCAGAGGCAAGACTTGTACGTGCAGGTACAAAATCTCTAATCATTTTAAATAATGAATTATCAAAGAATTTAATTAAACGGATAAAATCAGTTAAATTATAATTTTTAGTATATTTTTCAAAATATTCATTTCTTAATTGATCTAATGTAGGATATGTAACTGCAGAAGATGATCTTAATCTTGGATCACCAATAAACTCACCTATATTAAATGAACCAATTTGATCCATTATATCTTCATTTATCTCATTTTGTGGTGAAAATGCTACCTCTAAGTAATTTATATTTTGAGTATAACTTTGAGATATATTTGCCATTTGAGATAATGACATAAATGGTGATAAAGTATCTCCTTCAGGTAATACATTATTTTCTATTCTAATTTTATCCGAAATAGTATTTCTAATACCTGCTATTGGTTGGTCATAGAAGAAATATTCTGTGTTAGGAACAAAAGTAGGAGTTTGAAAGAAACTAAAACTACTATCAGAAACAAATGATTGAGTTGGGGCCCAAGATCCTGTTATCTTAGGATGTATTGACATTGAACTTGTATAAAGTTCACCTCCTAAAGATGCTCTAAATAAGAGTTCATTTGGTCCACTATTTAATGAATTTCCTTCAATTGAATAAGGATTCATAATATAATCTTTAAATACACTTTCACTTAAAGGAGTATTATAATATCTAATTTCTTGAAGTGAACCTGAGAAGTAGTTATATGATGGAAAAGTGTTATTTCCTCTAGCAAAAACGGAAGTATTAGTTGGTAAAATCCAAGATAAGGTTGAGTCTTCTGTTATAGAAGCAGAGGAGAAAAATCCTAATTTAGTTCCATTATCTCCACCTTCATATATTTTATTACCTACATATAAAGTAAAATTATCATTATTTCTAGTTATCATTACAGACCACCAACCTTCATCAAAAAATGGTAAATAAATACTCGCTGAAGAATTAGGGTAATTTAAGTAATCTGGGGTAAACTTTAATGTAGCGTATTGGTAATATGGATCTATAATTGAACCACTATAAGAACCACTAGTATATCCTGATCCAGTATATGTTAAAAGTAGATTTGTTGGGGAACTACCAACATCATTTAAATACCATAAACTTTGAGAATATGGAATATTTGTTTGAGGTAACCCGTTAGTTTTAAATCTAAAAACTACAGATGAAGGAACATTATCTGGAGATGCCCAATCTGGGTGGGTTTCCCATGATGAGGTAATATGATTACTTCCAGTTGTATAAAAGGCATAATTAAATTCATCTTGCCAATAATCCCAATCGTTTGAATCTACTTTATCTTTTCCTCCATATTCATTAATTCTTAATATAGTATCGGGAATACCATATGAAGTAATTAAGGCACGTAAGCCAGGCAATGTACCTTTTGCTTTAAGTAGATATGGTAAATTATGATAAATACGTTTATAAATCGATTTATTTACATCATCTAACGGTATAAAATCATTTGATGCTGAGATAAATGTATCAATATATTCAAATCCAGAAGGTGTAGGGAGTGATCCTGTTATATTTGGGAATGGGAACAATCCACCTTCAGGGGTTAAACCTAAAAATGCAGTGTATAAATCATTGTTTGAGAAATTATTTTGATATAATTTAATTCCAAAATCACGAATAGCGTCTGCAACTATATCTTTTGATACACCGTATTCTAAACGGTTATCATTATCATATTTTTTAGTTATTTCTTTATAGTATACCCAAATATTATCATAATGTTGGGCAACCATTTGAACAAACAATTCATATTGATAATTATCCGGATCATCTCTTAAATATTCTGGGATTGAATAGAGTAGATTATCTTTATTTTCATTGTCATATAGAGAAGCTGAAAGTAAAAGACCACCATAGTAGGGACTAGCTTCATTAGTACTTCCTATCCAAGATAAAACAGCATTGCTATCTGATTTAGCTAATTCATATGGTTTTTGGGTTGTAGTTTTAGGCCAAGCAAGTGCATTATTATCATAATATAAAAAATAATCATAACCATCAAAATTAGTTATAATATTATCTATTTTAGATTGATATATACTAATACTACTACTTATGTCCGAATTAGTTGTAGAATTTAAAATAGCTATGGAAGAAGAATATTGTTCAATTAATTGAACTTTATAATAAAAATTTCTTAATCTAGTTTCAGCTGAGCTAAAATGGGTATATCCATCAAATGTTGTATAATCAATATTTACATCTATT